TGGTGTGCTAGTAGATTAGGATATCCTCTAGTAGACATTGAATTACAAGCTGTAAATTTTTTCGCAGCCTTTGAAGAAGCTACTAATGAATACGGAACACAACTGTATAATTTTCAAATAATAAACAACTTTGGAAATGTAGAAGGCACAGCAACGGGTTCAAACTTTAATAACCACTTAATAACTCCTAACTTAGGAGGAGTAGTAAACCTCTCAGAACAATATGGCAATGAAACCGATGGCTCTGGGGGTGATTATAGGTTAGAAACAGGTTCTTTGTATGTAGCAAAAAACCAACAAAGATATGACCTTCTAACCCATATGTCATCATCAGTAAGTGGATCAGAAGCAATATACATTAAAAGGCTTTACCACAACTCCCCAGCAGCTATTAATAGATATTTTGACCCCTATGCAGGTACAGGTACGGGAATTCAATCATTAATGCAAACATTTGGATTTGGTAATTATTCACCTGGTGTAAACTTTATGTTAATGCCTTTAAGTTTTGATATCCAAAAACTACAAGCAATTGAATTAAATGATACAATTAGAAAATCAGGATATCATTTTGAATTAACTAACAATAGATATTTAAAATTATTCCCTATTCCTACTAGTGCTTATACTTTACATTATGAATATGTAGTTCAATCAGTTGCAAATGCCCCTATAAAAAACCCTTCAACAGGACTTATAACAGATGCTTCTAATGTGCCTTACACTAATCCAGTGTATGCTTACATTAATGAACCTGGTAGACAATGGATTAGAAAATATGCACTTGCATTAATAAAAGAAATGTTAGGAAGTGTTAGAGGTAAATACACTACTATTCCTGTTCCAGGAGCTGAAACAACTTTAGACCACGTAAGATTAATCACAGAAGCTAAAGAAGAAAAAGCTAAACTAATAGAAGAATTAAATGTACTTTTAACTGAAACTACTAGGTTAAAACAACTAGAAAGAAAAAACGCAGAAGCACAGCAATCACAAGAAATATTCACCAAGGTACCTTACCCAATTTATGTAATGTAATGGATAAATTAAAAGACATACTATCAGAAGTTGTAAACACTTATCAAATTCAGGCATCTATGATGTCTAAAAGAGAAATTAACATTACTAAAATTTTAGACCAGGTTAGGGGTGTAGATAAAGTTACAATTGTAAATAATATTACACCAGAAGAATATCCACAAAAGGATGACATAGAATTTACAAGGGTACAAATTAAGTTCGTAACACGAAATAATCCAAAGGATGACTTAAAACCAATGAGAGATGCAATGTTGTATTCGGATGTTGAAAATGGAATTTTTAAAATAGAAGGGTTAATGAATTTAAGATGGAAAGAAGAAACACTAAATAGGGTAGACTAATGGCTTTATTTGGAAACTCTCGAGACATATCATTATTCCAAAACATTAACAGCGAATTACTTAAGGACATAATCCAAACAGAAGTCGCATATTATAAATTTGCCCTTGAACAAACAAAGGTAAATGTTTATGGTGAGGCACCGGGTAAACATTACTACGAACCCTTAAAATTAGCATGTTTAATTAAAAGAGACGACCAAGCGTGGTCATCTGATGATTTTGGATCTGATGTTAACCAAATAGTTGGTTTTAGATTTCTTAAACATGAATTGGCTAAAATAGAATTAATACCTGAAGTAGGGGATATATTATTATTTCGTAATAATTTCTATGAAGTTGACTCTCGAATAGAAAACCAACTAATAATGGGTAGAGACCCAGATTACGCTATATCTACAGAAACTGTGGGATTTGGTGATAGTTTTTCTATATTAATTAATACTCACTTATCAAGAGTAGAAAAATTAAATTTAATACCTTTAAGAGATGGAAAATATCCTACAACGGTTAAGGTAGATGGTGGAATAGCAAATATATCAAGATAGAATGGCTGATAAAAAACAAATACGCCAAAATACACCTGTACCAGCAAGTGGATATGATCGTTTAAGAGATAATTTATCCTCAGGCTTCGCTGAAGGATTTCCAGTTGAGAGTTTTCCTAACCCAGATAATAGATCTAACTTAAATAGAGGAAGAATTACCACTCGTAAAGATGATACGGTAAAAGATATAACAATTGGGTTACAAGATCATGATGAAGCTATTATGTATTATTTTAACGAAGTAATTAAACCTTCAGTTATTATAAATGGGAATAGAATAAATGTTCCTTTAATATATGGTTCACCAGAAAGGTGGAAAGGTGTTCAAAAAGATGGATATTATAGAGATAAAGAGGGAAAAATTCAGGTTCCTCTTATAATGTTTAAAAGAGAAGGTCTTACAAAGCGTAGAGATTTAGGAAATAAATTAGATGCTAATAACCCTAATCTATATTATACTTTCCAGGAAAAATTTACAAAAAGAAATCAATACGACAACTTTGCCGTCCTACAAAACAGAATACCGCAGAAAGAAATGCACGCAGTAGTTATGCCTGATTTTGTAAAAATTAACTACACTTGCACTATATGGACAGATTATGTAGCTCAAAACAACGACATAGTAGAGGCAATTAATTATGCTTCAGATTCATATTGGGGGGATGAAGAAAGATTTAAATTTATGGCTAAAATAGACAGCTATAACAACACAACAGAAATAGCACAAGGAAACAATAGAGTAGTACAAACAAAATTTGGTTTAGAACTGCAGGGATATTTAATATCTCAAAATATTCAGAAAGAACTTAACAAAGAAACACAAAAATTCTTTACTAAATCTACAATAGTATTTAATAATGAAATATCTGTTTCACCCACAGGAACTCCTTTAACAAGGGATGAAATAAGAAACGCTAATAATTAATGGCAACACCAATTAAATGGGAGGATGCCAATTTTACATGGGATAAAGCACCTACCACAGGTGTTCCTTATACTTGGGATAATGTACAATTAGTTGAAGAAGCAATTGGGGAAATACGACAAGGTGCTTCAATAGATGAAGTATTTTATAGCGAACCTGATAAGAAAAAACGCCTTGTTAAACTCATATGTAAAATACAAGGTAAGACTATAAAACAGTCAAAAGAAATCAATGATTATAAAATTAAAGTTTCTGACATTCGCCTATTAGCAAAAGAAATATTAAATATTGAGGTATTAACAGAAAATATTAAGTTCTAACAATAACCATATATTTATAACAAAATACACTATGTACAAATTATTTACTGACAAATCCGAATTATTTGAATGTGACATCAAATTAGAGGGTGCCAGTCTAAATAAGTCTAAGGCTAGACTAGTCGTGGAGACAAACGATTACTCTCTTATGTTCGACGGTAGCATTAACTCATCAGGTAAATGCGAAATACCCATTAGAAAACTCAAGGGACTCATAGATGAATCGGCGTCAGGCAATATAAGACTCGAAGTAATCGCTGAAGACACATATTTCACCCCGTGGGAAAGTGACTTTGAGGTAGCTGCAAGTAAGAAAGTAACTGTTGAGGTAAAATCACAAACTCGCAAACCAATTACTGAAACAAAAGTTAAAGTTAATGTTAAAAAAGCAATCACATTAACCGAGAGAGACCACGTAATTAACTTATTTAAACTTCTTATAAAAGAAGACATCAATATAGACAACATTTCAATCAAACGAAATAAACTCAATAATATAGTTGGGACTTACCTAAAAGACAAAGAAATCAACAATCCAAACAAAATTATTGGTGGTGTTATCACAGCTCTTTCAAAGAAAAAATAATGGTTATAAATGGGATTACCAAATTTAAGCGGAAGTAATATTCAAGACACCTATCAAAGGGTGTTACATACAGATGGAAATCTTGTTCATGATGGGACAGGTAGTGCTCTTCCAATTTCTTTTATATCTGGGAACCTAAATACTCCGAATGGTACTTTAATTTTAGGACCTTCGCATGGTTTTATAAAAGCTTATGGAGATGAGAGCTGGCTATCAATAACAGGACCTAGCCCCTCCTCACGTATAACAAGTGTTAGTACTCAATTAAAACTACCAGATGGTAAGGGAATCTCCTTTGGTGCCGACGCACATTTTAGGATTGAGAGTGAAGAAGATCCGGATAAACTTATCTTTAAAACATGGGACCATGGGGACTTTTCTACGACCGTAAAGTTAGAAATGGACAAAGAGGGAAACCTGACATCTTCAGCTGATTTTAGCTCGAGTGGTGATATTTATGGAAATACATTACATGTTGGGGGTAACATAACAGCATCAGGTGATATAATAGTAAGTGGATCTATTAGATCATTATCAAATCCTGAGGATACATTCATTAATCTTGATACTTCAGATGGAGATCTCGACATCGTTAACGCTAATGGAAGGATTACTTTATCAGGCCAAGGAGGAATAGAACTTGGAACCACTGGAACAACAACAGTATCATCCGGAAGCTTAAAAATATTAGGAACACTAGACGCAGGCGATGTTTTTACATCAGAACTTACTAATGGTAGTCTTACATATTGCACAGTTGGCCAAGAAATCCATTTTGGAGCAATTACTGGATCGGGGGGACCTACTCCCTTAAAATTATTTGCAAATGAGGTAGCTTCCCTTGTAATAGGAGTTGATGGTAATATAACAACAATAGGAGATATCACAGCTGATGGCACTATTCTTGGATTAGATATATTAAGTAAGAATAACCCATCATCAGGACTTAAATTTAATTCTGGATCGACAGATGTACTTCATAATTTAGTTGTTACGGGTTCTATAACAGCCTCAGGTAATATAAGTGCAAGTGGAACAGTAATAGCAGCATCCTTTGTAGGAAATATGGATGGAGGATCTTTTTAAATATTTATAAAAAATGGCAAGCACAATACAAATAAAAAGAGGAACAGGATCAGCAGTCCCATCAGGATTAGCTGATGGAGAATTGGCAATCAACCTCGACAGTGGTAAATTATATTTCGGCTCTGGCTCTACAAGCGTAGATAATTTTACTTTTGGAGAACTTACAGCTGAAAAATACATAGTTTCTTCTTCGGTTTTATATGTTACAACTTCATTTAGCTCAGGATCAACAGAATTTGGAGACACAGCAGATGACACACATACTTTTACAGGTAACATAACAGCCTCAGGGAATATAAGTTCAAGTGGTGATATAATAGGTCAAAATTTCACAGCACATGACATTATTTCTACTTCCTTTACAGGTTCTGTAGATAATCCTGCAATACGACTTGGACCTTTATCCGGAAACTTAACTGGTAATAAAGTAGGCATTATGTTAGAAGATGCAGCACCTAACAATAAATTATTTATACCATGGTTCGTTTCTAATGGAGCTAAGGTATTTGGCTTTGGTGGTTACATGGATATGCAAATGCCCATTTATATGGGTAACAACAAAATAGTTTTTGATGGCGATGTTACAAATACTTTTATCCATGCAGATTCGGCAACCCCTGAAAATCTTGAAATTCATGCTGACGGTAATCTCGAATTAAGAGCCCAAGATGATCTACAAGTATATAGTGATATAGATATAACTGGTGAAATAACAGCATCAGGCCATATAAGTTCAAGTGGAACAATCACAGCAAATGCATTTGTTGGCAATATTACTGGTGATTTAACAGGCGAAGCTGCTACAGTAGCAACTATTGCAGGCTTAGCTCCAAATACGGCAACAACACAAGCAACACAAGGAGCTATAACATCATTAGGAACCCTAACAGGATTAAATGTTAATAGTCACATAACAGCCTCAGGCAATATAAGTTCAAGTGGAACTATAACAGCCGCTACTTTAGATGCTGCTGCAGTTTCAGATACCTTAGCTGCAGCAATTGTTGCTGAAATAGATAATGATGAAATCCCAATCGCTAAATTAGCTGAAGACGCTGTAACGATAACGGCAGGAGATGGGTTGAAAACAGGAGGTTCAGTTACTCTTGGGGGTTCAGTTACTTTAGATGTTGATGTTGATGTTATAGCAGGAGTAGGTTTAACCGCAGATAACACAAATGAAGAATTGGACGTATCTGCAGCTCAAACAGGTATAACATCAGTTACAAATACAGGTTTAAAAGTAGGTAGAGGGACATCTGATACTTATATCGATTTTGGAACAGATGATAAAATACAATTAAAACCGGCTAATTCAATTGCATTAGAAGTAGAAACAACTGGTATTGATATAACAGGGCAGATAACTGCCTCAGGTAATATAAGCTCAAGTGGTATAATTACAGCTGATAGCTTTTTAGTGGGAACAGAAAGACTCCGGACAGATGGTGATTTTATAGATATGCCAGATTCAGGATTAATAGTAACAAAAGGCATCCGAGCAGAATCTCATATAACAGCCTCAGGTAATATAAGTTCAAGTGGTACGATAGTAGGGTCTAATTTAAGTGGAACAAACACCGGAGACATAACCGTAACGGGAACCCCAGATTATATTACTATATCTGGCCAAGAAATCACAAGAAATGCTATTGATTTAACAGCTGATGTTACAGGTCTTTTGCCTGATGCTAATATGTCAGCTAACACAGCACACTTATCTGGCACCCAAACATTCACCGGACAAAAAACATTTTCAGGAGTAGTTTACCTAAATGGTCTAACAGTTCTCAGTAAGAGACTCTACCAATTATCTGGAGCCAGTGCAGGGGACTTCGACGGAGGAGATGTCGTTTACTTCGGCGGAGGAAGTAGTTTGACTGCAGGAACAATATACCATTACAATGCAAGTTCTACTTGGGAAGTAGCAGACCCAAATGGTGTTGCCACTTGTGATGGATTGCTAGCCGTAGCCTTAGGAGGAACTCCAGGTACAGACGGAATGCTCCTACGAGGCATGGTCACTTTAGATCATGATCCGGGAACTACAGGTGATGTTTTATATTTGAGTAATACTCCAGGAGACGCGTCCTCAACCGCCCCATCTGATTCAGATGATGTAGTACGAATAATAGGCTATTGCTTAGGATCGACAAATAAGAAGATCTGGTTTAATCCTGATAGCACATTTGTAGAGATTGCTTAATGACATATATAGATAAAATATTAACCTTTGAATCTGATAAGATTTATTACACCGAAGAAGATGTAAAGTTTGAAGTAATGATGAATTGGGAGGATTCTCTAATGTCAGCTTCTGCTGCT